GGGAGTTGAACCCGCGTCCGAAATTCCTACATACCATTTTTATACTAACAAAATCATATTTTTTTATTTTAAATCATTGTGTTAGTGTTAGTCTGTATTTGCTTGTTTTACTTGTTTTTAGTGTTCTGCCGCCAAAATGCCGCCATTTATTAGCGATGCCAGTTGAGGTTATGAAGTGGATTTTTGGTAACGGCATCTTCCAGATGATCCGGTGCAAAATGGGCATAAATCATGGTCATTTTAATATCAGCGTGTCCTAAAATATCCCTCAATACCAAAATGTTTCCGCCGTTCATCATAAAGTGACTGGCGAAAGTGTGGCGCAGAACGTGGGTACATTGACCTTCAGGTAGTTCAATTCCAGCTCGTTTTACCGCACGCTCAAAAGCCTTTCGGCATGGTGTGAATAACTTTCCTCTGTTTTTGGGTAATTCTTCATACAGTTCCTGAGAAATAGGAACAGTTCGGTTTTTCTTTCCTTTTGTTTTGGTATAGGTAATTCGATACTTTGATATCTGGTTACCTTGCAGGTTTTCGGCTTCGCTCCATCTTGCCCCGGTAGCCAGGCAAATCTTGGCAATCATTAGCAGACTGGGACTTTGAGATTCAGCACATGCGTCAAGCAGGCGTTTGATTTCATCAGCAGCAAGGAACGCCAGTTCACCTTCTGCAATTTTGAAAGTTGGCAGACCGGCGAGGGGGTTGGGTGCAGACCAATGTCCCAGCTTTTTCAGTGTGCCAAAAACTGAGGATAGGTTACGCTGTTCAAGGTTCACCGTTCTGGGCTTAACCGGTGACATGAGCACGCCATCTTCGTTTTTGACCTCACCTTTTAATCTGGCTTCCCGGTACTTTGTGAAATCACCTGCTGTCAATTCAGAAGCGATGGGATCGCCAAGTCCATTACAAATGATTTTTAACTTAGCCATTAATCGCTTAGGGTCAGCGAGTGTCTGACCGTACAGGGAATACCATTGCTCAATCACTTCTGACAGTTGTCGCCGATCTTCCTTTTCTCCCAGCCAAGGTTTCTTGTTTACCTCATCCATGGTGAAATTCTCAAACGCAATGGCTTCGCCTTTCGTCGCAAATTGTTTGCGTACGCGTTTGCCATCTCTCCCGTTTGGGTAGCATTCACATAACCACTTTCCGTTCGGCTGTTTTCTGATGGTCATATCAAAGGCTCTTAATGATTTTCAGTGCGCGACCTATTACCTCAATGTCATCCAGTTCGCACTCAAACGATGAATCATCCTGATGCACTACTAATCTGTTTCCCGGGAGTCGTGTCAATTTTACAATGCTTTTTATCCCGTCGATGTCCACTAACCACGTACCATTTACTGGTGGTGTTTGGTTGCGATCTATTAAATAAGAATCACCAGAAGTACTCACCAGCAGCAGGTTGCTTGAGTCTGAGGGGAGTATGCTGCTATCAATGATTGCTTTTCCAGCATCGACCAATAAACCACCGTTGAGAGTTGCCTTGTCAATTTCAGGAGATACAAGCTCAGAAAGAGGTTTAACCCTGCTGGAGTTCACAGAATTGATATTTTTTTTAGGGTCAATGTTTGAACCTGGTTCGCCTTGTCCGGTGGTTAGCCACAGTAAAGAAACTCCTGTTTCCAAGGCGCACTGAATCACCCACTCTGCGGGAAAGCTATCTCTTAAGTATCTGTTTGCCATAGTGCTTTTTGATGCGCCTAAGTGATCGCAAAGTTGCTGTCTGGACTTGAAATCATAGGCTGCCATTAGTCTATGGATAGCCTCTCTTCCCCCTGTATTCTCGCCAGCTTTTACCTGTATCATTTCTTAATCCTGTTGACGTATCAAATATTGGATCGTAGTATCTCGATGTATCAAATATTGAATCTAATAAAACAAGATAAAACGACATAAACCAAACCTTAATCGAGAGATACTGCACTATGAGCAACGACATTTCAATTCGTGTACCAAAAGTGATGGCGACACCTGCAGAGTTCGCGGAATGGGAAGGCCGCTCTCGCGGTTCGGTATATCAAATGATTCATAATGGTAAGCTCGCTAAGTTCTTGGAAAAAAAGGAAAAACCGAAAGACAGAGTATGTATACGTTACCTTGAGTACAAAAAGGAACAAGTCAGGAAAAACATGGGCCAATCCAATTTCAATTTTAATGTCATCGTTGGTGGCTAAGTTCAATTATGAGAACTTTCTAAGGGGGCAGCATGTTTGATTACAAGATTTCCAAACATCCGCATTTTGATGAAGCCTGTAGAGCTTTTGCACTACGCCACAATATGGCGAAGCTGGCAGAACGTGCAGGAATGAATGTTCAGACACTGCGAAACAAACTCAACCCAGATCAACCGCATCAGCTCACAGCGCCAGAAATCTGGTTGCTTACCGATCTGACTGAAGATTCAACGCTGGTAGATGGCTTTCTGGCACAGATTCACTGCCTGCCATGCGTACCAATTAATGAGGTGGCAAAAGAGAAACTGCCACATTACGTCATGAGTGCAACCGCAGAGATCGGGCGTGTTGCTGCAGGTGCGGTATCTGGCGATGTAAAAACCAGTGCAGGTCGTCGTGATGCTATCAGCAGCATTAACTCTGTAACACGACTGATGGCGCTGACTGCTGTTTCATTGCAGGCCCGTTTACAGGCTAACCCTGCGATGGCGAGTGCAGTTGATACCGTGACTGGCCTCGGTGCTTCATTCGGTTTGCTGTGAGGTGCTTATGCTTACGAAAGAACCATCATTTGCATCGCTGCTTGTTAAACAAAGCCCGGCAATGCACTACGGTCACGGCTGGATCATGGGTGAGGATGGTAAACGCTGGCATCCGTGCCGTTCACAAGATGAATTGCTGGCAGAACTATCTACGAAGAAACGGGGGAACAAATGGCTATTGAAGGCGCTGCGGCGACTGTTCCATTAAGCCCCGGTGAACGCCTGAATGGACTTAATCACATTGCGGAGTTAAGGGCGAAAGTTTTTGGTCTGAATATTGAGTCAGAGCTTGAACGGTTTATTAAAGATATGCGTGATCCACGGGATATTAATAGCGAACAAAATAAACGGGCACTGGCTGCCATATTCTTTATGGCAAAAATTCCAGCTGAACGTCATAGCATCAGCATTAATGAGCTGACCACTGACGAAAAGCGGGAGTTGATTAAAGCAATGAATCATTTTCGTGCAGTGGTGAGCTTATTTCCCAGACGGCTAACCATGCCGAATTAACCAACTAATGAAATTAATGGCGTAAACCCGCCGGGCATCCCTTTATCTAAATTCAGGAGAATTGATTATGCGTAATATTGAAACTCTCTCGACCAAAACCGGACCGGATGACGCAGGGCTTAATATTTTACTGACAGAGGCTCGTCTGGAAGAACGCCGGGCAAGGGCTGAAGCAATGGCAGCTCGCCTTGATAGCCTGGCGTGTCATATCTCATCCCGTCAGCTAAACCACGTGGAAGCGGCAGAACTGCTGCGTGTGACTGCTGAAGCAATCCAGAACGAAGCGCAGGAGATCCACTAATGGCTGATGCAATGGATCTCGTACAGCAGCGCGTTGAAGAAGAACGCCAGCGCCATATCCGTGCTGCCCGTGCCAAAACGCCGGGCGTGTCCCGCGTGCTTTGCGTTGAGTGTGAAGCGCCAATTCCGCCAGCACGCCGCCGTGCCATTCCGGGTGTGCAGCTTTGCATTACCTGTCAGGAAATCGCAGAGCTGAAAGGCAAACATTACAACGGGGGTGCTGTATGAGCACCATCCTGAAATGGGCGGGAAATAAAACCGCCGTAATGTCCGAACTGAAAAAACACCTTCCTGCTGGCCCGCGACTGGTTGAACCTTTCGCGGGTTCCTGTGCTGTGATGATGGAGACGGATTACCCCAGCTATCTTGTTGCGGATATTAATCCTGATTTAATCAACCTCTATAAAAAGGTTGCTGCTGATTGCGAGGCGTTTATATCTCGTGCCAGAGCTTTATTTGAGGAAGCAAACAGGGAGTTGGCTTATTACAACATAAGGCAGGAGTTTAATTACTCCACTGAAATTACTGATTTCATGAAAGCGGTATATTTCCTGTATCTCAATCGTCATGGTTACCGTGGGTTATGTCGTTATAACAAGAGCGGGCATTTCAACATTCCATACGGTAATTATAAAAATCCGTATTTCCCTGAAAAAGAAATTCGCGCATTTGCAGAGAAAGCCCAGCAAGCAACGTTTATCTGCGCCAGCTTTGATGAAACGCTGGCGATGCTGCAGGTGGGGGATGTGGTGTATTGCGATCCGCCTTATGACGGTACGTTTTCCGGCTATCACACTAACGGCTTCACTGAAGATGACCAGTATCACCTGGCATCTGTTCTTGAATATCGATCATCAGAAGGTCATCCAGTCATTGTTTCTAACAGTGACACATCCCTGATCCGTTCGCTGTATCGAAATTTCACTCACCACTACATCAAGGCAAAACGCAGCATCGGCGTGTCGGCTGGCGAGAGTAAATCTGCAACAGAAATCATTGCTGTTTCCGGGGCGCGCTGCTGGGTGGGATTTGATCCTTCGTGTGGCGTGGATAGTTCTGCTGTGTACGAGGTGCGTGTATGAGTCATGACGATATGAGCAACTCTAGCGGCTTTAACGAGGCCGCTGCAGCATTTTCATGGAACGGCCCGAAAAAGGCCATTAACCCTTATCTGGACCCGGCGGAAGTTGCTCCGGAGTCTGCACTTTTAAACCTGATCACTCTGTACGCTGCCGATAATGAGCAGGAACAGCTGTGCCGCGATGCACTGAGTGAGCAGGTCTGGGAGCGTTATTTCTTTAATGAATCTCGTGATCCTGTCCAGCGCGAAATGGAGCAGGATAAGCTCATTAGCCGGGCAAAGCTGGCGCATGAACAGCAGCGTTTTAACCCGGACATGGTCATTCTGGCGGACGTCAGCGCCCAGCCTTCCCATATCAGCAAGCCGCTGATGCAACGTATCGAATACTTCAGCAGCCTGGGCAGGCCAAAGGCTTATTCCCGCTATTTGCGTGAGACGATTAAGCCATGTCTGGAGCGACTGGATTGTGTACGTGACAGTCAGCTGTCTGCTTCTTTCCGTTTTATGGCAAGCCATCAAGGGCTGGAGGGCCTGCTGATCCTGCCTGAAATGAGTCAGGATCAGGTGAAACGCCTGTCCACCCTGGTAGCTGCGCATATGAGCATGTGCCTTGATGCAGCTTGTGGCGATTTGTATGCCACCGATGACGTTAAGCCAGAAGAAATCCGCAAGACATGGGAAAAGGTGGCGGCGGAAACCCTGCGTCTGGATGTCATCCCACCTGCGTTTGAGCAACTCCGTCGGAAAAGAAACCGCCGTAAACCCGTGCCCTATGAACTCATTCCGGGTTCGCTGGCGCGTATGCTGTGCGCCGACTGGTGGTATCGGAAATTATGGAAGATGCGTTGCGAATGGCGGGAAGAGCAGTTGCGTGCTGTCTGCCTGGTCAGCAAAAAAGCATCTCCCTATGTCAGCTATGAAGCCGTGATGCATAAACGTGAGCAGCGCCGTAAGTCGCTGGAGTTTTTCCGTTCTCATGAACTGGTGAACGAAGACGGCGACACGCTGGACATGGAGGATGTGGTAAACGCCAGCAGCAGCAACCCTGCGCATCGCCGCAATGAGATGATGGCCTGTGTTAAAGGTCTGGAGCTTATCGCGGAAATGCGCGGTGACTGCGCCGTTTTCTACACTATCACCTGTCCGTCACGTTTCCATTCCACGCTCAACAACGGCAGGCCCAACCCGACCTGGACAAATGCGACGGTAAGACAAAGCAGCGATTATCTGGTCGGTATGTTTGCTGCATTTCGTAAGGCGATGCACAAAGCCGGGTTGCGCTGGTATGGCGTGCGGGTGGCTGAGCCGCATCACGACGGCACAGTTCACTGGCACCTGTTGTGTTTCATGCGCAAAAAAGACCGCCGCGCCATTACAGCATTGTTGCGTAAGTTTGCTATCCGTGAAGACCGCGAGGAGCTGGGCAATAACACGGGGCCGCGCTTTAAGTCTGAGCTGATTAACCCGCGCAAAGGAACGCCGACAAGCTACATAGCGAAATACATCAGTAAGAACATTGACGGGCGTGGTCTGGCTGGCGAGATCAGCAAGGAAACGGGTAAATCTCTGCGTGATAACGCTGAATACGTGAATGCCTGGGCGTCTTTGCATCGTGTTCAGCAATTCCGCTTCTTTGGCATTCCGGGGCGTCAGGCTTACCGTGAACTGCGATTGCTGGCTGGTCAGGCGGCAAGGCAAAAGGGGGACAAAAAAGCAGGTGCGCCGGTACTGGATAACCCGCGCCTTGATGCCATCCTGGCTGCTGCTGATGCTGGTTGTTTTGCCACCTACATCATGAAGCAGGGCGGCGTACTGGTTCCCCGCAAATATCACCTCATCAGAACCGCTTATGAAATCAACGAAGAGCCAACCGCCTATGGCGATCACGGTATTCGTATTTATGGCATCTGGTCACCCATTGCAGAGGGCAAGATCTGCACTCATGCAGTGAAGTGGAAAATGGTTCGTAAGGCCGTTGACGTTCAGGAGGCGGCAGCCGACCAGGGCGCTTGCGCCCCTTGGACTCGTGGCAATAACTGTCCCCTTGCTGAAAATTTGAACCAACAAGGGAAAGACAAATCAGCTGATGGGGATACCAGAACGGATATCACCCGCATGGATGACAAGGAGTTGCACGATTACCTGCACAGTATGAGCAAAAAAGAACGCCGGGAACTGGCAGCAAGGTTACACCTGGTTAAACCGAAACGGCGTAAAGACTACAAACAGCGAATTACAGACCATCAGCGACAGCAGCTCGTGTATGAGCTGAAGTCCAGAGGGTTTGATGGTAGCGAGAAAGAGGTCGATTTACTCCTTCGCGGCGGCAGTATTCCGTCAGGAGCAGGCCTGCGTATCTTCTATCGGAACCAGCGTTTGCAGGAAGATGATAAGTGGCGAAACCTGTATTAATTATGATGGTTAACCATTCGTGCTCTTAATAATACCAGGCATATCAGGCTGATAAACGTAAAAAAACGTTTTACATCAGTAAGATTATTATATACTGTAATTATAAACAGTGGTTATACATACAGTATTGCGTGTGGTGTCATAGGAGGAAAGATGCAGGACTATTTTTTGGAGTCTTTGAAGCTCCAGCGCATTGATTTTTTTCTTAAGCTTGTAGCGGCCAGTGAGTGTAGTGATGAAGAGAAGGGACTGGCTCTGCAGTGGGTTTCTGAATTGACTGATGAACTCATGGCAAAAATCAGAAGCCACGAATACAACCGCTCAATGGATGTCATCAGCTGAGGTGACTTTTATGCGCATTGAAATAATGATCGATAAAGAGCAGAAGATTAGCCAGTCTACCCTGGACGCCCTTGAATCCGAGCTTTACCGTAATCTGCGCCCCCTGTATCCCAAAACGGTAATTCGTATCCGCAAAGGTAGCTCTAACGGTGTGGAACTGACCGGACTGCAACTGGACGAAGAAAGGAAGCAAGTGATGAAAATTATGCAGAAGGTGTGGGAAGACGACAGCTGGCTGCATTAAGAAACGTTGCTGGCGTCTGAACTTGTTTCTGGCGTCAGCAAGGTTGAACAACGAGCCCTTGCGAGGCGTTAGCTCTGTAGTGCATGTCTATGCCGCATGAGATCGCATGATCGTTTGAGGATCGTTTTTGCTAAGGCCCGCCAGAACTGGTGGGCTTTTGCGTAGATCATGCAGGTGCATGAAAACCACTACATAAAGCGGGCAGGCGTGGCGGGGATACGAGCGCGCGCAAGCTTGGTTAAGTGCTTTACTTTGCGCTCAGTTTTCCCAGGCGATATTATAGGGGAAATTTTTCGTGGAGATTGGTCAATGGGATTTGGTCTAAAAGATGGTATTCACCGCATTGCTATATTTCATGATCGTGGTGAGGGGAAATTGCTTTTACCGAATGACCATTGTCACCCTGGCTATATTGCTGTCTTGGCTGCTTATATAAATCACAATAAGCTGTCAGAAGATGCTTGCAACTTACCTGGCGCAGGTTACATGAATGCCATTGGTCTGCACAAAGCTGTTTGGGGGGAAGACCGTTATGACCAAAAAAGAGTTAATGTCGGAACCAACTACAGCCTTGTGACAGCTCTGAAGAATGTTGAAGCAGTCGATTCAGCTACTTCAAGTATAAATAGCTGTATTAGGCAATTAACATTCCCTGAGAGGAAGGTTTATCCTCAAGGGATAAACGATCTCACACGTGTGGTTGGTGAGTTACACGACAACGTCTGGTCGCATGGTAGGGATACCGGTTTTTCTTTTGCGCAAAAATGGGCAGTACCAAGAACCGGTGGAAAAGAGCATTATCTTGAGTTTGCTCTTGCAGACTGTGGCATGGGGTTTTTTAGAGAGTTAAGGCGCGCAGGCATCAAAGGAATTGACAATCATCGTGATGCCATAGCATGGTGTATACAAGAAGGTAACTCATCTAAACATGCTGATCTGATAGATGATTGGGCACAGCAATTGCCGTATGACAATATGGGTGGAAGCGTCTTTGGTGCAAGTGTTCCGGTAGCAGTTAAAGAAAAAGAGAATAATCATCAAGGGCTTGGTCTATATCACTTGATGAAATTGGTAAAAACATACAACGGGGAATTGCAACTGGCTACAGGAAATGTATGCTTAGAGGCAGTTGGTGATCAATTGAGCTACACTGAATTGCATAAAGAGTGGTCAGGTGTGGCAATTTCATGCCGTTTTAAGATTCATGAACTGGCGATCGATAAAGATTACGATAACGAAGAAAATGACCCTCAACTTATGGAAATCATGCGGGCGTTAGGAGGAGAGTAATGAATAAAATTGCATACAAGTTGCCCGAGGGTGACCTGGCTTCGCGCAATCAGGCTATCCCCCAACGGCACAAGATTGAAGTTCTCATCAATGAGGGGAACTTTGTTGATTTGGATTTGAGCGGCGTTTATTCAATTTCAGAATCATACTCTGATGAAATCTTTGGTGTTTTGGTTGTGAAATTCGGCGTAACCAAAGTTTTGAGCCAGGTAAAGGTTCGCAATGCATCCCCTTCAATTTTAAAAAGTATTGCAAAGGTGATCCAGCGTCGTAGCAATGAAGTAGCATCAAAGAAGGTGCCTTCTGTTGGATTTGATGGTGTATATGCCGTCTGCTGATACTTTGTCTGAAATGCAGAGGCGCTCAATATGAGCGCCTTTTTCTTTTGTTACTCCTGAACATCTAATGTGTAGGCTTCGAAGCGGATCACTTCTTCGCCAAGCCAGTCGTTAAGCTCCTGCAGTCGCTTCTGCAGCGGCATCAGCTCGTTGCGAACAAAGACACGGCTGGCCTTTTCCACATCACCAAAGCCGCCGGTATTGTTGGGAATAATACCCATCATCTGCGGCGGTACGCGGTGCGCTGCCATCATGTCATCGCGGCTGACGTTCTTGATGTTCAGAAACTCGTCTTTCGCCGCAACCTCCGATAACGGGATGATCTGGATGCCGTCCTTTTTACCGTTCGGCGAGTACATAAACAGGTTGCGGAAGTTCCCTGGCCCTTTGGCGCTTTTCATGGCCTGGCGGATGTTGTTCACGTCCTCCTGGTTCTGCGCGGCGTCGGTCATATACATGATGAACCCTGCATGACTGCCATTGATGTAGTATTTACGCCGGAACAGCGTAGCGGACTCGTTCAGCAAGGCGGACGGAATGGCGGACAGATATTCCGGCAGGCCGTAAATTTCCTGGTTCAGGTCCGGCTCCATCAGGTGAAAGATACTGCCTTTAGTGAACTCGTAGGGCTGCGTGGTTAGACCGTATTGCACAAACCAGTAGGTGTCTAAGTCGATCCCGCGGCGGGTGTATTTCGCCAGCGATGGCTCCAGCGACAGAATGCCGCCGAGCCGGTTCGTTCGTTTCTCCAGATAAGCGTTACCAAACACCAAATAGTCCTGCACAAAGCGGCTGAATGCCTGCTGGCTCAGTAATGGATGTGGGATAAATGTACTGGTCAGAATGTTGCGTTTGACGGCAATCGGTGAGCTGTGATGTACGGCGGCGCGATAGGTGCGAGCCAGCCCATCAAAACTGACCGGCGGTTCATACCATCTGTCCATCTGTACGCATTCCACATAGTCCAGCAGCTCGCGGCGGTCCAGTACCGGGATCGGATCGCCAAAGCTGAAAGCCTCGGCACTTACGCCTGTGTTTTTCGGTGCCGTAGCTTCTGTTAGCGTTGTGCTGGTTAAGGCTTCGGGTTCACTCATCAAAAAATCTCCACAATATTGCTGGTATTGGCGGATTCGCCCTGCAGCGGTTCGTTAAACAGTGCGTGCATTGTTGCCCAGGCCAGATCGGCGTGGCTGGCTTCTTCGCTGCGGCTGGCTTCATAGGTCGGGCGGTTGCCGCTGGCGGTGGTTGCGCGACGGATTGCCATGAATGACTGCGCAATGTCAGTGTGTCCGGCGTCAAACTCCAGACGGCGGTGGCTGATGATGTCGTAGGCCTTGAGCACCAGGGCGTTTTTGACGTTGGGGTTGTAGACAAACTCCCGCACGGCAGGAAAGAACGCTTTCACGTTCTCATAAACCCCGTGACCAACGCCGGTCGAGTCGATACCGATGTATGTCACGTTGTACTGCTGCGTCAGTTTTTTAATGGCGTCAGCCTGGGCGCGGAAGTCCATCCCGCGCCACTGGTGTCGCTCCAGAATGCGGAACTTGCCGCCCGGCACGGCTGGCGGTGCCACCACCACGCACCCGGCGCTGTCACCGTTCTGCGTGCCTTTCGCCGGGTCGTATCCGATCCAGACCTCGCGCCAGCCAAACGGGCGCAGCGCCAGAGCCTGAAAATCGGTCCAGACTTCCCAGCTGTCCACCATGCATGCCTGCAGTTCGCTGAGCGGGAATACTGACGCCAAATCGTCAATAAATTCGCACATCAGCAGGTTCTGGTATTCGTCCGGGCTGTACTCCATGCGCAGCTGGTCGAGGTCGAACAGGTTACAGCCGCCGCGCACCGCATCCTCCACGGTGACGATCTGGCGGTACTGTCCGTCAGGGCAGAGCAGGCCGCGCGCAAGATTGCTGTGGGTCAGGTCAATATCCACCTTGTCCGCTTTGGCGCGGCCCCGGTTAAACAGCGCACCGGACCAGAACGGATAGGCACTGTGGGTAAGGCTGGACGGCGTGGAAAAGTAGGTTTGTCGCCATTTCTTGTGAATGGCCATCCCGGAGGCAACTTTGCGCAGTTCCTGGAATTTCGGTATCCAGAAATATTCATCCAGATACAGGTTGCCGTGGTAACTCTGGGCCGTGCGGGCATTGGTGCCGAGGAAGTAAAGCGTGGCTCCGTTAGGAAGCACCATCGGATCGCCTTTCAGCTCCACCTCGACTTCTTTGGCGAAGTCTATGATGTACTGCTTAAAGACGTGAGCCTGTGCCTTGCTGGCGGAAAGAAAAATCTGGTTACGTCCGGTAAGCAGAGCGTCAATCAGGGCTTCACGGGCAAAGTAAAAGGTCGCGCCGATCTGGCGTGACTTCAGCAGGTTGCGGATGCGGTTGGTTTTTCCGGCTTCCCACCAGTGGCGCTGGTAGTTAAACATGGAGGAATGGAAGATTTCTTCCAGCTTCTCAATCTGCTCATCGGTGAAAACATTCTTTTCCGGCTGACGGCGCGGGCCTTTGTTGCGGTTGGCGACGTTAGGGTTTAAGTCGGCTTCGTTGCCGCCATTGTTAAACTTGCCGATCCGCGCGTGGCGCTCCGACTGGCGCGCCAGCAGGTCAATTTCTTTGAAATCTTTCCCTTCTTTGTGCTCCTTCATAATGAGCTGGCAGTAGCGTGCGGCGGTGGTGAGCTGCATCTGATCCAGCGGCCCATAGTCACCCCACTTGTCGCGTTTTTTCCAGCTGTGAACGGTTGCAACTTTCTCGCCCAGCATTTCAGCAATGCGGGCGACGCGGTATCCCTGAAAGTACAGCAGCATGGCCTGCCGACGGGGATCGAGATCTGCGGGTGTCAGTGTGGTGTTCATGGCACAAACCTACAGCCTTGAATGAAGGCTTTCCCCGCCTGCGGTTTGTGTGGTTGTCGGTACAAATACCGCGCATTGTTTCACTGCCCCTATCACCGCAACCATAAGGCTCCAGTAAGTTTTTTCTAACGGAGCACGGCTCATGACAGTGAAAGCAAAGCGTTTTCGCATCGGGGTGGAAGGTGCCACCACCGACGGACGCGAAATCCAGCGTGAATGGCTGGAACAGATGGCAGCCAGCTATAACCCGGCGGTGTATACCGCGCTGATTAACCTTGAGCACATCAAGTCTTATCTGCCGGACAGCACCTTTAACCGCTACGGCAAGGTGACGGCGCTGTTTGCTGAAGAAATCACGGAAGGTCCGCTGGCAGGCAAGATGGCGCTGTATGCCGACGTTGAGCCAACGGAGTCCCTGGTGGAGCTGGTGAAAAAAGGCCAGAAATTATTCACCTCTATGGAAGTCAGCCCGAAGTTCGCTGATACGGGCAAAGCCTACCTGGTCGGCCTGGCTGCCACTGATGACCCTGCCAGTCTGGGCACTGAAATGCTGACATTCAGCGCCAGTGCAGCCCATAACCCGCTGGCAAACCGCAAGCAGAATCCCGCCAATCTCTTTACCGCCGCAGAGGAAACGGTGATCGAACTGGAAGAAGTCCAGGACGACAAACCGTCCCTGTTTGCCCGCGTCACGGCGCTGTTTACCAAAAAAGAGCAGTCCGATGACGCCCGGTTCTCTGATGTGCATAAGGCCGTGGAGCTGGTCGCCACTGAGCAGCAGAACCTGAGCGCACGCACCGAAAAATCCCTGTCTGAGCAGGAAGAACGTCTGTCTGAGCTGGAGACTGCCCTGCAGGCACAGCAGACCGCCTTTAACGAACTGGTGAATAAGCTGAGTCATGTAGACAGCCGCCAGGACTACCGCCAGCGTGCAACAGGCGGTAACGCCCCCGCTGACACTCTGACCAATTGCTGATGGAGCACAAAACCCGATGAAGAAGAATACCCGCTTTGCTTTTAACGCTTACCTGCAGCAGCTGGCGCGTCTGAACGGTGTGGCAGTTGAAGAACTGTCCAGCAAATTCACTGTGGAGCCGTCTGTGCAGCAGACGCTGGAGGACCAGATCCAGCAGTCCGCCGCTTTCCTGACGCTGATTAACGTCACGCCAGTGACTGAGCAGTCCGGTCAGCTGCTGGGGCTGGGTGTTGGCAGCACCATTGCCGGAACCACTGACACCACCGCGAAAGAGCGTGAACCCGTCGATCCGACCCTGATGGTCGATGTGGAATATAAATGCGAGCAGACCAACTTTGACACGGTGCTGACCTACGCGAAGCTGGATCTGTGGGCGAAGTTTCAGGATTTCCAGGTGCGCATCCGTGACGCCATCGTGAAACGTCAGGCACTGGACCGCATCATGATCGGCTTTAACGGCGTGAAGCGTGCGAAAACCTCCAACCGTAGCGAAAACCCGCTGCTGCAGGATGTGAACAAAGGCTGGCTGCAGAAAATCCGTGAGGATGCACCGGATCACGTCATGGGCAGCACCACCACGGGCGGTGAAACCACTCCGGGTGCGGTGAAAGTCGGGAAAGGTGGCGAATATGCCAACCTGGACGCTGTGGTGATGGATGCCGTCAATGAGCTTATCGACGTGGTTTACCAGGACGATGACGATCTGGTGGTGATTTGCGGTCGTGAACTGTTGTCTGACAAGTATTTCCCGCTGGTCAACAAAGAGCAGGAAAACAGTGAAAAACTGGCTGCCGATATGATCATCAGCCAGAAACGCATGGGTGGCCTGCAGGCCGTGCGTGCGCCGTTCTTCCCGCCGAATGCGCTGCTGATCACCCGTCTGGATAACCTGTCCATCTACTGGCAGGAAGACACCCGCCGCCGTTCAGTTATCGACAACCCGAAACGTGACCGGATTGAAAACTTTGAATCCGTTAATGAAGCCTATGTGGTTGAGGACTACCGCTGCGCCGCACTGGTGGAAAACATCCAGATTGGTGATTTCAGCGCCGCCGCAGCCGAAACCGGAGCGTAATCCATGAGCCTGAGTCCCGCACGGCAGCATCGCCTGCGCGTTCAGGCTGAACAGGCCGCCCGCGAGGGCGGCAGTGTTCGCCACGCATCGGGCTATGACCTGATGCTGCTGCAACTGGCGGAAGACCGCCGCCGTCTCAAGGGCGTTCAGTCCACGGTCAAAAAAGCGGAAATCAAGGTGGAGCTGCTGCCGAAGTACGCCGCCTGGGCAGAGGGTGTCCTGGCTGCCGGAGGCGCTCAACAGGATGACGTGCTGATGTACGTGATGCTGTGGCGCATTGATGCCGGAGATTATGCCGGGGCGCTGGAGATCGGGCGTCATGCCCTGCGTCATGGCTGGGTGATGCCGCTGGGTAACCGCAACGTGCAGACCGTGCTGGCAGAGGAAATGGCAGACGCCGCGCAGAGCGCAATGCTTGCCGCCACCGGCTTTGATGCCGATCTGTTGTTGCAGACGCTGGAGCTGACAGACGGTCTGGATATGCCGGACCAGTCACGGGCGCGTCTGCATAAAGCGATTGGCGCTGTCCTGAGTGAAAGCAATCCGGCTTCCGCCCTTAATCATCTCAACCATGCGTTACAGCTTGATCCCCGCTGTGGCGTGAAAAAAGACAAACAGCAGCTGGAGCGCAGACTGCGCAATGACAGCCGCTGACAGAACGTGCCCCCGCGCACGGGCGGCACGGGGTGGCGAAAGGCACTGCCACATCAAAACCCCGTCCACCGCCCTCTATTTCAGGAGAAAGCAGCATGAAGTTTGTTGCGCCAGAACAGGCACCGGAACAGGCGGAAATCATCAGAAATACGCCGTTCTGGCCTGATGTGGACCTGTCGGAGTTTCGCAGTGTCATGCGCACTGACGGCACGGTGACGCAGCCGCGTTTAAAGCAGGTTGCGCTGTCGGCAATTTCGGAGGTCAACGCAGAGCTGTATGAGTTTCGCAGACGTCAGCAGATGCTGGGGTATGTGTCGCTGGCTGAGGTTCCGGCGGAACAGCTGGACGGCAAAAGTGAGCGCATTCAGCACTATTTCAACGCGGTTTACTGCTGGGCACGCGCCATGCTCAACGAACGATACCAGGACTATGACGCCACGGCATCCGGTGTGAAGCGAGGCGAGGAACTGGCGGAATCCAGCGGTGATTTGTGGCGTGACGCCCGCTGGGCTATCAGCCGGGTGCAGGATGCGCCGCACTGCACAGTGGAGCTTATCTGATGAAAGTGCGTGCGCATCAGTATGACACGGTGGACGCGCTTTGCTGGCGTCATTACGGGCGCACGCAGGGTGTCACGGAGCAGGTACTGAAGGCAAATCCGGGGCTTGCCGAATATGGCCCCTTTTTACCTCACGGGCTGCAGGTGGAGCTGCCGGACATTCCGACCACCACCACCGTGCAGACCGTCCAGCTATGGGACTGAATTATGACGCTTGAGCGAATCAGCGCCTTTATCACGTACTGCATCGCCGTTGTGCTGGCCTGGCTGGGCGATTTGTCCATCAAGGATGCCTCAACGCTGGGCGGCCTGATGATTGGTGTGCTGATGCTGGCTATCAACTGGTACTACAAACACAAAGCCTACCAGCTTCTGCGCGACGGGCAGATCTCGCGGGAGGACTATGAATCCATCAATCGTTAAACGCTGCCTTGTCGGGGCCGTGCTGGCTATTGCTGCCACGCTGCCGGGGTTTCAGCAGCTTCACACCTCCGTGGAGGGGCTGAAACTGATTGCCGATTACGAAGGCTGTCGTCTGCAGCCGTATCAGTGCAGCGCGGGCGTCTGGACCGACGGCATTGGTAACACGTCAGGCGTCATTCCCGGCAAAACCATTACGGAACGACAGGCAGCAGAAGGACTGATTTCCAACGTGCTGCGTGTGGAGCGGGCGCTGGAAAGGTGTGTGAAACAACAGCCGCCGCAGAAGGTATATGACGCTGCGGTGTCGTTTGCCTTCAACGTGGGAACGGGCAATGCCTGCAGTTCCACGCTGGTGAAATTACTCAATCAGCGGCGCTGGGCGGATGCGTGCCGACAGTTGCCGCGCTGGGTTTATGTGAAAGGTGTGTTTAATCAGGGGCTGGATAACCGCCGTGCGCGGGAGATGGCCTGGTGTTTACAGGGAGCAAACTGAAATGAAAAAGAAATTAATCAGCGGGCTGTTTCTGATGTTATGGATGGCGCTGTTAATCGCAGCAATGGTGTATCCCCAGGGGATTTTTCCGGTACTGGCAGCGTCCGGCGTTTGGGTAGCCTGTTTACTGATATGGGCGGTAATTCCGGTAGCACTGGCTGCGTTAATTAAGAATGGCCCGCTCTGGCAGGAGTTGAGGGCATTTTTGCTGAAGACAATTACCCGAAAAGAAAACGTATTTATCAGCTGGGTGATGCGATTGCTGATTGTCGTAAGTCTCGCCTGGACGGGGTGGGCTATTACCCTGGTCTTTTATCTACTGACCGTTATTGCCTTCTGGATCACCCGTAATCAGATGGCGCAACAGGTATCAGCATGAACCGGTTGCTGCTGGTTGTGCTGGCGTTATTACTGGCGGCGCTGGGCTGGCAGACGTGGCGGCTGGCTGATGCCAGCCAGACCATCAGCACGCAGGCAGACGAGCTGCAGAGCAAAAGCCAGGCACTGGCAAAGAGCAACAGCCAGCTTATCAGCCTGTCCATTCTGACTGAAACCAATAACCGGGAGCAGGCGCGGCTCTATGCCGAAGCAGAACAGACCAGTGTACTGCTGAGACAACGACAACACCGGATTGAGGAACTGAAACGTGAGAACGAGGATTTACGCCGCTGGGCTGATACACCTTTGCCTGCTGACATTATCCGGCTGCGGGAACGCCCCACACTCACCGGAGGTGCAGCTTACCGTCAGTGGTTGTCCGCGAGTGACGCCGTGTCGGCTGGGACAGGCAGCGCCGCGCACTAACGGTGGCCTGAACGCGTTGCTGGATGAAACGGAGGCCGCCTGGGCGGTCTGTGCAGACAAAGTGGACATGATTATTGCGTGTCAGGAGCGAAACAGTGAACAAACCACAATCCCTGCGCCACGCCCTCAATAAAGCGGTGCCTTATGTCCGCAATAACCCGGACAAACTGCATCTGTTTGTGGATAACGGTTCGCTGGTTGCCACGGGGGCCAGCTCCATGTCGTGGGAGTACCGTTACACACTGAACGCGGTGATTGAGGATTTCAGCGGCGACCAGAATCTGCTGATGGCCCCGGTTTTGCTGTGGCTGAGGGATAACCAGCCCGATGCCATCAATAACCCGGCGTTACGGGAAAAGCTATTCACCTTTGAGGTGGATATTCTGCGCAACGATGTCTGTGATATCAGCCTGAACCTGCAACTGACGGAACGTGTGCTGGTCAGCACTGACGGCAGTGTGTCGAGCGTTGAAGCTATAGCGGAACCTGATGCACCTGAAGAAATGTGGACGGTGAAACGTGGCTGAACTGCAGAAGGTGGACGACTGGCTGAGTGCCTTGCTGGCGAATCTGGAACCAGCCACGAGAAGCCGCATGATGCGCCAGCTGGCGCAGGAACTGCGCCGGACACAGCAGCAGAATATCAGGATGCAGCGCAATCCAGATGGCAGCAGTTATGAACCGCGCAGGGTAACAGCACGCAGCAAGAAAGGCCGCATCAAACGTCAGATGTTTGCAAAGTTGCGCACCACAAAATACCTGAAAACTGCCGCCAGCGCCGACTCTGCCAGCGTACAGTTTGAAGGCAAGGTGCAGCGTATTGCCCGTGTTCACCATTACGGCCTGCGTGATCGCGTCAGTCGCAAAGGACCGGAGGTCCGTTACGCAGAGCGCCGCCTGCTGGGTGTAAATGATGATGTTGAGGCAATGACCCGCGACATGATTCTGCAATGGCTGGCGGGATGATCTTTGTATCAGCACTGATACAAGTTGCAGCACTGCCGCCTTTCTTCCCCTGATGGCAACCTTTCCCTATGAACGCACAATTAACCGAAATCATGCGCCTTATCACCAACCTGATCCGCACTGGTGTAGTCACCGAAGTGGACCGGGAAAACTGGCTTTGCCGGGTGAAAACGGGCGACCTTGAAACCAACTGGATTAACTGGCTGACGCTGCGCGCGGGTAATGCCCGCACATGGTGGCGACCATCGGAAGGTGAGCAGGTGGTGCTGCTGAGTCTGGGCGGCAATCTGGAGACGGCCTTTGCGCTGCCCGCTGTCTATTCGAATCAGTTCGCACCACCGTCGACGTCGGCGGACGCCTGCGTGACAGAACATCCTGACGGTGGCTGGTTTGAATACGAACCCGCCAGTGGGCGCTGGTATGTCAGGGGCATCAAATCAATGGTCATTGAGGCCGCTGACAACATCACCATGAAAACCAGTGAGTTTGTACTGGAGGCTGACCGCACGCGCATTAACAGCGAAGTGGTGATCAATGGTGGCGTTACCCAGGGCGGCGGAGCGATGAGTTCTAACGGGATCGTGGTTGATGCGCATCAGCATACTGGCGTCCTGAAAGGCGGCGATACCACCGGAGGTCCGGTATGACGCTTTATAGCGGGATGAACAATACCAGCGGTAAAGCTATTACTGATATTGACCATCTGCGCCAGTCGGTGCGGGACATTCTGCTGACACCGCAGGGTAGCCGCATTGCCCGCCGGGAATATGGTTCCCTGCTGTCGGCTTTAATAGATCAGCCACAAAATCCGGCGTTACGCCTGCAGGTCATGTCGGCTGTGTATGTGGCACTGAGTCGCTGGGAGCCACGGCTGACGCTGGATTCCATCACCATCAACAGCAATTTTGACGGTTCAATGGTGGTGGAGCTGACCGGGCGGCGGAATAACGGTGTGCCTGTGTCCCTTTCCGTATCAACAGGAGCAGAGAATGGCAGTGATTGACCTTTCGCAGTTGCCTGCGCCGCAGATTGTGGATGTGCCGGACTTTGAGACGCTGCTTGCCGAACGCAAGGCAGAATTTGTGGCGCTTCATCCGAAAGATGAGCAGGAGGCTGTGATCCGCACGCTGGAACTGGAATCTGAACCCGTCACCAAATTGCTGCAGGAGAACGCTTACCGTGAGTTGCTTCTGCGCCAGCGCATTAACGAAGCCGCGCAGGCGGTGATGGTGGCTTACGCGATGGGCGGCGATCTGGACCAGCTCGCTGCCAACTACAACGTGAAACGCCTGACGGTGACGCCTGCTGATGATGACGCTGTGCCGCCCGTTGCAGCTGTGATGGAAAGCGATGAAGCGTTACGCCTGCGTGTGCCTGCAGCCTTTGAGGGGCTTTCAGTTGCGGGGCCAACTGCAGCTTATGAATTTCATGCCCGAAGCGCCGACGGTCGGGTGGCGGATGCCAGTGCAACCAGTCCGGCACCTGCAGAGGTGGTGCTGACAGTCCTTAGCCGCGAAGGCGACGGAACAGCAGAAAAAGACCTGCTGGATGTGGTGGAAAAAGCCCTGAACAGTGAGAACGTCCGCCCGGTGGCTGACCGTCTGACGGTTCGCAGTGCAGAAATCATCCCGTACCGTGTGGAAGCCACCATTTTTCTCTATCCGGGACCGGAAGCGGAGCCGGTAATGGCAGCGGCAAAAGCCAGCCTGCAGAAGTACATCGCCAGTCAGACGCGGCTTGGTCGGGATATTCGCCGTAGTGCCATTTTTGCCGCGCTGCATGTTGAGGGGGTTCAACGTGTGGAGCTGGCTTCACCGCTGGCGGATGTGGTCCTGAACAAAACACAGGCCGCATCATGTACGCAGTGGAGCGTAACCAACGGAGGAACGGATGAATAGTCTGCTGCCACCGGGTTCAACTTCACTGGAGCGCCGACTGGCGCAAACCTGCAGCGGGATTTCTGATCTGCAGGTGCCGCTTCGTGACTTGTGGAATCCGGCAACCTGTCCGGTCAGTTTCCTGCCTTATCTCGCCTGGGCGTTCTCTGTGGATCGCTGGGACGAGGGCTGGACAGAAAGCGTCAAGCGCCAGGTGGTGAAGGATGCTTTTTATATTCATCAGCATAAAGGGACCACCAGTGCCGTGCGGCGGGTGGTGGAGCCGTTCGGCTTTCTGATCCGCATTATTGAGTGGTGGCAGACCGGAGAGGCACCGGGCACGTTTCGCCTGGATATCGGCGTGCAGGACCAGGGCATCACTGAAGATACCTATCTGGAACTTGAGCGACTGATAAGCGATGCCAAACCATGTAGCCGCCACATGATCGGCATGTCCATCAATCTGCAGACCAGCGGCCCGCATTGGGTGGGAGCCGCCAGCTATCTTGGCGAAGAAATCACGATCTATCCGTATATCAACGAAACGATTATTTCCGGTGGCACCGCGCATGAAGGCGGGGCGGTCCATGTTATTGACACAATGAGAGTGAATCCATGAGCACAAAATTTTATACCCTGCTGACGGATATTGGCGCGGCGAAACTTGCCAGCGCCGCCGCGCTCGGTGTGCCGCTAAAAATTACCCATATGGCGGTGGGCGATGGCAGTGGAGTATTGCCAACGCCGGACGCAAAGCAGACGGCACTGGTAAATGAGAAACGCCGGGCTGCGCTGAATATGCTTTATATCGACCCGCAGAACAGCAGCCAGATTATTGCCGAACAGGTGATCCCTGAAAACGAGGGCGGTTGGTGGATACGTGAAGTGGGCTTGTTTGATGAGTCCGGGGCATTGATTGCCGTGGGCAACTGCCCGGAAAGCTATAAGCCGCAACTGGCTGAAGGTAGCGGGCGCACTCAGACCGTGCGCATGGTGCTGATTACCAGCAGCACGGACAATATCACCCTGAAAATCGACCCTGCTGTAGTGCTGGCAACCCGCAAGTATGTGGATGACAAGGCACTGGAGCTGAAGGTGTACGCGGATGATCAGATGGCAAAACATCTTGCCGCACCGGACCCGCATTCACAGTACGCGCCAAAAGCCAGCCCGACATTTACCGGAACCCCCAAAGCGCCAACGCCAGCGGCGGGGAATAATACCACGCAGGTTGCGACCACTGCGTTTGTACAGGCGGCACTGACGGCCCTTATTAATGGTGCGCCAGCCACGCTGGACACGCTGAAAGAAATAGCCGCAGCCATTAACAATGATCCGAATTTCAGTACCACCATTAACAATGCGCTGGCACTAAAAGCACCGTTGTCGAGTCCGGCACTCACCGGAACGCCAACAGCCCCCACGGCGGCGCAGTCGGTCAACAATACACAGATTGCCACTACGGCTTTTGTGAAATCGGCGATTGCAGGAATGGTGGGTTCTGCACCTGCTGCACTGGATACACTGAACGAACTGGCGGCGGCACTGGGGAATGACCCGAACTTTGCCACGACAATGCTTAATGCGCTGGCAGGTAAACAACCGCTGGACAATACGCTTACCAATTTGAGTGGAAAGGATGTAGCTGGTCTTCTCACATACCTTGGTTTGGGAGAAG